CGAACCGTCGTGATTCTATTGTAAGTTCGATCAAACCTCCTGAAGACCCTCCGGGCGATGCTGGCGATGCGGCGGGTGCGGCAGATATTGAGACTCCTGCCGATGAGTTGCCTTCTCCCGGCGTAGATTACTCTTCGCAGGGTTTCGTAAAAGCACGTGGTTCCACGCCTACTAATGAATTCTTGATGGGTCTTTCTGACGAAGATTTAGAGAACTATAAGCAGGCTCATATCGCTGAGATTGCTGCGCTTGAGGCCGCTGGCGATCCTCCTAGTAAGGTTCTTCAAGATCGTGTTACTGCGATCAACATGATTCAGGGTGCTCGTGCTAAGCAGCGAGGTGTTTCTAAGCAGCCGCCGACCAACAAAGACTTGTCTACAGAGGGCTTCTTTGTAGAGCGCAATAAGTTTGGCAAGCCGGTTGACAATTTTATAAAGTCTTTGACCGACGAGGAACTTGACGGATACATCGAATCTTTTGATAAGAAGAAGAACGATCCTTTTGAGCCTCCTCCATCTGCCTCAATGAAGAAAGCACGAGAGTTGCTTGGCGTGGAGCGTGAAGAACGTGACGCTAAGAATAAACAAGATGCTCTAGTTGATAACGCAGATTTAGAAATGGGTGACCCTGATCCTGATGGGTTCCATCCTGCGAGTAAGGTTGAGGACGCTGTAAACAATCCTGACCTCAATGATACCACGAATGTGCCAGACAGTATCATTGACGAGAGCGCTAGCAATGTCACGGGTGTAAAGTCTACGGCAAGTAATTACAAGTATGTAGAAAACATTTATGATGATGAGCCTTTTAATGCTGAGCAGATTGGAAAAGCCAATCCAGCAACTTTGTTTGACGATCCCGATTTCGATATCAACGATCCTAAGACTCGGGTTGGGGTCCTCGTAGTAGACCGTGATACGGGTCGTGTGATGGTGCGTCACACTAAGGACAACTTTGACGGTTATGGTTGGACTTTCAGCAAGGGCGGAATTGACAATGGTGAGACTGTACATGATGCGGCTATGCGGGAGTTGTTTGAAGAAACAGGTTTGTCGGCAGAGGATGTTAATGTTGTTGGTGCCTTAAATGGATCGTATGGTGGCGGGGGCGGTAGTAAGAACTATTTCTTCATTGCTCAGGTCAGCAATGGTGCAGATAAGTTCAATATTGATGGAAACGACGAGACAGACGATCTTGTTTTTGCTGATCCTGCTGATGTGGCTAGTTTCATTGACAAAGACACCACGAATACTGTTGGTAAAGCACGTGATTTGAAGATTGCTCAAGATTTAGATTCGTGGATTACTAGTGGCGGTGTTACTGGGGAAAAGAATGAGAAGTTCCAGACTTCAGTTATTAACAACTTAGATGCAAGTTCTAGCCCGACAAAATCTTCTGGGGGTATTCCTGAAGATACATTGACTCCAACGAAGCATAAGGCATCTCTCGTTCCTAATAACGATATGGTTCAAAAGTCTAAGCAGACAGATTTACCCCTTAAGAAAGTTGCCACAACCGTTGACGAGAACGACAACGCTAAGCGAGAGGCTGCTGCACAGTTACTAGCAGATGCTGGAACTGTAGATGCCCTCAACGATCCAGAGTTTCTTTTAACAGATTTTGATGTTAATGATGAAATGTTTGATTCTATTAGCGACGGATCAGTTAGCCGCTATGTTGAGATTCCTATTGGCGATCAGGGTATCAATGGGCAGGTCGGGTTCCCGACTAAGATGTTCCGTGATGAGGAGACTGGAAATATTTATGTTCTAAAGAAGCCTGCTCGCAACGATAAAGAGCACTTGTCTGAATCTTCAGCAGCGATTGTGGCACAAGACTTGGGGCTTCCTGTTCCTGAGGTGACATTTGCTGGCAACGACTACCTCGTTAGCGGTGATGCTGAAGGGCCTTATGGACAGAAGGTTACCAAGTTTGGTGATACCACCAACCGCCCTATGATTATTCAGCATGTCGGTAACGTGTTAGACATGAACGAAGGTGGCGGGTCAACAATTAACCATAAGCAGATGGGTGCCATGCTTGCTCAGCAATATCTAATTGGTGAGCCAGATAACCACGGCGCTAACAGGCTCAACATGGTGGATGCTAACGGCAAGAAATCAGTCTTTGCCTTTGATGCTGGTAAAGCGTTCATGCCCCACGACGAAAAGTTTGGCGAAGAGTTCTTTGGCTCTAAGTTTGGTGAAAGTATCAAAAACCTTCCCGCTGAAGATCGTAAAGCCATTATTGCTGAAACACAGAAAGCATTGAGCGGATTCGATGTGGAGGCTTCTCAGAAACGAATCCGGGATCAGGTTGATGCTGGCAATTTAACTGAGGAAGAGGCTGGCCGCTTGTTAGAGATTTCTGACTTTGTTGCACAACGCCACGGGGCGTGGAAGACTGCACTGGGTAAGGATTTTGCTGATGATGCTTTGACTGACGATGAGTTAGAGTCAGAACTGTCGCCGTCCATTAAGATGTTCACTCCGCCTGAATCATCTTCTAAGTTTGGTAAGATTGCTGACCCTAATGGCAATCCAACCGATCCTGATACTTATGCTGAAGGTGTTGGCCCACTGGCTTCTAAACTTTCCATTTCAGCGAATGATGTGACCAACATTCAACAGTCCTCGTCGCAGGGTGTAGTTAAGGCAATGAATAGTCCTTCGCAGATAAACAGCAAGGATGATGGCGGATATAGCCCAATGCCGGTGGTGAATGAGTTTTCGTTGGACGGTCCTGCAATTCAGGGTCAGAAAGTTTCCTTTACTGCTGGACATTTTGTAAATGAGGGCGGCGTGAACGATGGAGAGGCGAAGTTTGTTAAGAATGCCGAGTTCTCTTTAAACCTTTCCCCTGAAGCACACCAGAATTTGATTGAGCAGATTGACTCTAGTGATATCCCATCTTATAAAATTTCAGACGCACAGGAAACAGTGTTTCATTTTTCTGGAACGAACTCACCTACTTTGAAGGTTGATTCATCTATAGACGGTACGACTATTTCAAAGACTAAGTTTGATAGTGCTGGAAGAACTACCCTTTCCTCTTCTTACGGTCCGGGGAGTGGTAATGAATTTATTCCTAGTGACGATGGCCTTGTACGGGTTGCGGATTTTGGTGATGTTAAGGTGATGGTTTACCCTGAAGTAGCCACTGGACAAGGTGGAGAGCATGGGCTAAACCGTCGTGTCCGTATATTTGTTGGCGGGGATACTAGGGAATCTCTAAAGGACGGCACTGCAACGCAGGCTAGCATTGAAAGCATTTTTGCTAAAATTGGCGTTGACGCTTCGCCTCCTACAGAAACACAAATCAGGGATCAGTTGGCTCGTGACTTCTTGCGACATGCCACAAAGATGGATGCAGGTAAGAATCCTTCACCGACTTATCATAGTGGATATGGTACAGACTACGATAGTCCTGAAACAATTAGCACGGCGTTAAGTAATTTATCTGCTTTCGGTATTAAGCCCGAAGATATTTCTTATTCACTGGCAGGAGGCAAGGCGCATGTTACTTTAACTCCCGAAGCATCAAAGCGGGCGGCAACAGAATTAGGAAAGTTACGGGCAGAAAAATTAGGGCAATCCGATAAGCACACTGGTAATGTTCCTAAAGTACCGTGGTTCTACTCTAACCAGAACATCAGTATTGGCGGCTCTGACGAGCGACAAAAGTTGATTAGCCGACTGTTCATTGATGGATCACATACCGGTTCTCTGGATAGGGCTGAAAAGTCGCAGAGTGCTATAGCGTTTTCCAATAGATCAGGTATGTCTGGAGATACCGACGCCGCTACCGGTTCAGGTGAAGGTATGTATCTACGTATGGCAGACCACGCTACTAGCGGCGCTGATGGTTCTTCTGGTGTAATTTTATTTAGCGATGATATGGTCGGTAAATTAGATGCCCAGTGGGCCGACTTTGACGTGTGGGGTAACCCTCATAGTTCGACACCTAAGAAGTGGAGTTCTACTGGTGGTCCATGGCAACATTATGTTAATGGCAATCAAACATCCACTTCATCGAATGAGGTGTACATTCCTCATCAGGTTCCGTGGACTGAATCTATGGTTAACTTAGGTGATGTATCGTCAACAAGTCTTGAATCGCTTGAAAGCGACATCCGTGACAGCAATATTGATTTGAGCGTTTTGAATAGCAGAAACATTATTGTGAAGAGTGGGTCGGGATATCGTTTCGTGGTTTGGGAGCAAGGTCCGAACGGTCCTGTCATGAAGTTAGGTCCAGTTGTTAAGCGGGCACAACTTCCGAGTGCAAAGATCACTGGAAAACTAGAAACATTCAAGACCGCAGACATTAACGTATCAGACAATACTCCGTCTACAACTAGCACTAGCACCTTTGATCCGGATATAATGTAAAGAAGAAAGGCAGGGTGCAGATGTTAGATTTAGAAAAACTTCCGAAATGGTTTACAGACGAAGGAGAAAACGAAGAGGGCTATTTACGTTTTGTGCCGTTCACTAAAGCGCATTTCTTCTTGTTGGACAAAAAAGTTAATCCTTTTGGAAGTATTGAGTTTCCTCAAGATATTGAGGGCCGCATAAAGATTAGCGGTGAGGAGGCGATGGTTGTCAATGGTCTTACGATTACCTCAACTTCCAATCCACGCTCGCTTAGAGTTAGAACTAATACCAACGAAGAATATGATGTAAAGTTTTCAACAGACTCAATCACACTAGAACCAGAAGTTGACGGAGAAGATATCAGTTTTACTGTTGAAGAGGGTGGGTTAACTCCTGCTGGAGACCCTTTTACTAGACTTGTTATATCTCCTTTGTCTTCAGATGAACTTGCCGCTGTGAAGTCTGCTTATATTGGAGATGATTCATAATGATTTTTGCTTTCGATCTTCCGATAACTCCTGTGCGGGCTATGGCTCTGGAGCGGGCACGCCCTGCCGATAGAAGCAAGTTGGGGTTCAGTCCTTTAGCGGCTGAGCGTGTTTGGGCTTGGGACCCGAAAAATGAAACGTTGAAAGTATTCTTGAAGCCTGATTCTTTTGCTTCAAGAGACCATAAACAGTTTAGGGCCGACTTCGGGAAGCGACCTCCTGCTGAGCAATGGGAGATTGTTTCTCGTGGAGATGCAAGTCCTAAATATATCCGCCAATTTGTCGATGATGCTAAGTTGTTCAAAGACTTGAAGTGGGTTAAGTTGACAGACAAGTAGGAGCCGTGCTATAATTGTAAGATTCACACGAAAGGAGAAAACTATGTGGATGTACACAAAGCATGGCGCTTATTCGGTTGTCGAAGACTATTCTGGAAATGAGATGGTTGTTCGCACCCGTCATCGCCAGTATCTTGAAAATTTGATGGAGGCGGCAGAGGTTTCTCACGAAATCATTGTCACTCCGGAACGAGACTACGAGTTCCGCATTGTGGTTAGCAAGGCGGAGTGGGAAGTTATCGGAAAGTATCTACTTTCTTCGATTACATACCCAGACTTTAAGAGTCATCTTCACCGGTCGGGATTCTTCGATGATTCCGTGAAGGAGACTTACGCAATCTACACAGGCGCATATAATAGTTATGTGAAGAATTCTAATTCTATTTATGCTTACTAACATGGAGTAATAAAATGGCTAAGGACCCCTTAGTTGGGCAGACGGTACCAACAAAGAAACTAGCGGAAGAACTGTCACGCATTTTGGGCTGTTCTGGTTCGCACCGAGTTGGTGACGATGCTTGGGGTCCTTGCGAGTCTCCACGTGACTTGATGAAACTCATTGAGTTAGGTAACCCTGCTTTCCGTGAATGGAAGAAAACCCAGACACGGCGTAAAGCAATTGAAGACATGATGTCCCTTAAGGCTGCTAAAACCAAGGGCGTTTTCAAGACTCGTGATGAAGCCGAAATGGCGGCTGTTCGCCTAGGTTGTACTGGTGCTCACCAAATCCGTCAGGGTGTTTGGGCACCATGTTCTACACCTGAAGAACATAATGCGGCTCACGGCAATGCTGGCGCTGGTCGTTCTCGTATTTTGAGGGCACAGCGACCGGCACGCCGTGTGGTCGTTGATCGTCGTGTTTGGGAGAATCTGCGTGAGCGTGGCCCTCGTGGTATTGAAACTTTGCCCGGAGGCGGGCTGGTTTCAGGTAAGGCTGCTGCTAGCGATTCGTTTAAACCTACTGCTGGTATGGTTGAAGAAGCCAAGAAGGGTTTGAAGTGGCGTCGTGAGACTGGCCGTGGTGGAACGATGGTCGGCATTGCTCGTGCTCGTGATATTGCGAATGGTAAGAATCTTCCTTATCGCACGGTCAAGAGAGTGAAGGCGTATTTTGATCGTCATCAGAGTGATTCAAAGGCTGAGGGCTATCGTCCCGGCGAGAAGGGTTTCCCATCTAATGGTCGGATCGCTTGGGCACTGTGGGGCGGCGATGCCGGATATACGTGGGCGAAAGATATTGTTGAGCGGGTAGAGGGCACTCAGAAGTCTTTTGAGTCTATTGAAGAGAAGCGTTTCTACACCCGTGCCCGCCGTATGGATTATGCGAAGCGGGGTCTAGCCCTTCCTGATGGCTCGTACCCTATTCGTGATGTGGGCGATCTTCGGAATGCTATTCAGGCTTACGGACTTGGTAAAGATCGTGAAGCGGCTAAAAGGCATATAATGAAGCGTGCCCGTGCATTGGGGCGTACTGACTTGATCCCTGATAATTGGAAGACTCGGGAGAAGGCGGCTAGACGATATGGTCCGAATGATCCGAAGACTCCTGCTAAGCCGTCTGAGCGTATTAGTGGTTCACGTCGGAATAAGCCGGGAACGGCTTCTGGCACTCGTGGTGGTATCAAATTGTCGGCGGCTGTTGAGGCATCTTTAAAGAATAAAGTAAAAGAGCACAATGAGAAGATGGACAAGCGCAACAAGGAAGAGCGTCGTGTCACTCTCGGAATGTTGAAAGCCGTATGGCGACGAGGGGCTGGGGCTTTCTCCGCTACTCACCGTCCGGGAATGGGACGCCAGCAGTGGGCAATGGGCCGTGTCAACGCATTCTTAAGACTTGTGTCTAGCGGTAAACCGTCAAATCCTAAGTACACAACCGACAACGATTTGCTCCCCAAGAAGCATCCACGGTCCACTCGCAAGTAGACTACTTGATCTAACTGAGTGATATACACTATACTAGTATTTAGTACCGCATAAACAGATTATTACAAAAGTTCCCGTGATTCTCTTTACGTTGGTGCTAGCATAATAAGTGACTGGTGCCGCCACCATATTTTTTTTATGTTGGGTCGCCTGTCATTAAACAGTATGTGAAACTCAAACATTAAGGAGAACAACATGAGTTTTGATGAAGGTCGGCTCAACGAACTGAAGAGCGCTCTAGACTCAAAGATGTCAGAGCAGCAGCAGATCGCTGATTCGATGCAGTTTGAGGGTAGCACCCTCATCGCTGACGACGAGAAGAAGTCAGCATTCCAGAACAACATGACCCAGATTCGTGAAATCAAGGGTCTTATTGAGGACATGACCGCTCTTCGTGACGTGTCAGCATGGTCATCAGAGGCTGAGTACAAGTCAGTCGCTGCTGAGGTTGCTGCGGGCGTTTCGGCTGAGGTTGCCGCCCACCGTGGTACGGTTGGCGAGCAGTTCCTTTCGTCAGAAGAGTTCAAGTCACTTCAGGGTGGTAAGGCTGGCGTTAACATGTCGTCTCCTTTCCAAGCCAAGTCACTTCACACCAAGGATCTCTACTCAGGTCTGCCCACCGGCACTCCTGACGCCTTTGGTGCTGTTGAGCGTGATGGCATTGTCCCGATTGCACAGCGTCGTAGCCGTGTGCGTGACCTTTTCCCGGCACGTACCACCAACTCTGCTGTCATTGAGTACTTCCGTCAGACCGGTTTCACGAACGCTGCGTCCGTTGTTCCTGAGTACTCCTCAGGCAACTTCGGTGCGAAGCCACAGTCGTCAATGACTTTCGTTGGCGAGCAGGCTCCTGTTCGTACCATCGCTCACTGGGAAGCCGCTCACCGGAACGTTCTCGCTGACGAGCCGCAGTTGCGTTCGATCATCGACAACGAACTCCTTTACGGTCTGCGTCTGACCGAGGACAACCAGATTCTCTCAGGTACTGGTACCGGCGAGGACCTTACTGGTATCCTTAACACTTCAGGCATTCAGACCTACTCATGGTCAGCAGGTGCAACTTCACCTGTTGCTGACACCAAGGCGGACGCTCTCCGTCGTGCGGCTACTCTGGCATACCTTGCCTACTACGAGCCGACCGGCATTATCGTCCACCCCGGTGACTGGGAAGACATCGAACTCACCAAGAACTCACAGGGCACGTACCTTCTTGCCATGTCAGTTGCTGGTGGTGCCGAGTCACGTGTGTGGCGTATTCCTGTCATCGACACTCCTGCCATCACTGAGGGTGTTGCTCTCGTTGGTGCGTTCGGTACCGGTGCTCAGTTGTACGACCGTGAGGCTGCTTCAATCCGCATTTCGGAACAGCACTCAGACTTCTTCGTCCGCAACGCCATCGTGGTGCTTGCTGAAGAGCGTCTGGCTCTCGCTGTGAAGCGTCCAGAGTCATTCGTCAAGGTTACCTTTGACCAAGAGCCATCCTGATCCTAGTGATTAGATGACTGGTCGCTGAAACCTAGCGATTAGTTCAAAGGCCCCCCGGCTTCGGCTGGGGGGCTTTTGCTATACTAGGGTATGCCTATTTTCGATAGCGACTCAAACTTTCCAGTTCCTACGTGGACGCAGGACGACGTTGTTGTTTTAGAAGCGATTGATGCTTACTATGCTTTAGGTATCGTCAGGTTCTTAGGGTTCTTGATTAGCAATGAGGGCATGGTTGCTGATTCCACGCTAGATTTGATTTTAGTTGTCCAGTCTATAGTTAATCGTGAGGACGAGAAGTATTCGTTTGATGATGCGGAGAGAATTGTTACGCTTTCCAGCGAGTTTTGTTTAGTTGATTGCGTATATGAGAATCAGGTTCTTGCGATGATAGAGTTGCAGGATAACGCTGTTTTGTTTTTGGCTATTCAAGGTGAGGACCACTACGCTTTGGAAGCCGCCGTGTGCTTAGCCGAGGACGAGAAGTCTTTACTCCACGATGGTTCAGTTAGGCCGTCCCTTTCTTTGTTTGGGGACTGGGAAAACATTGGTGCTGTAGTGTTAGAATCTATGTTGACTCGCCGTCTGCTATCTGATAGTATAGGCTCTCTTATGGATCATACTTCTAACGCCGGTCTGTGGATCACGTCTGAAGTTAAGTTCGTAGATGTTATACGCAAGTTGTGTGCTGTTGGCTTGTTGAGTGTTGACATTGTTGACACTGGCAGAGCAATGGTTACTGTTCAGGAGAAGGCTGCTGGATTGTTTCTTTTGTTTTCCGGCAGGACTGAATTGGCCAAAGAGTTGGCGGACTTGTCGATTTGACACGACTGTTACAGCGTGATATAATTTCTTCACGAAATTGTGCAAGTCTCATGATGACTTGACAGTTGCAGACTCGCCCTAGGCGTTAGAATACTAAAACCATTTAAATCACACCCATAGAAAGAGAGAACCGTGGACCCTTTTTTCATTTCCGACGACTTTGCTAACGACTATGCCGACCAGATGCCTCCTTGGGGCTTTAATGGTTTGGGCTATGTAACTTACAAGAGGACTTATGCTCGTCCCATTTTTGAAGCCGGTACAGATATTATTGAGCGTACCGAAGAATGGCACGAGACCGTTCAGCGAGTAGTGAATGGTGCTCAGAGTATTGGTGCTCAGTTGAGTGAGGACGAGGCAAAACGTCTGTATGATTATTTGTTCAACCTCAAGGGTTCAGTTGCGGGTCGCATGTTGTGGCAGATGGGTACCGAAAACAACCAGCGCCTCGGCGGTGATAGCCTTGTTAACTGCTGGTTCGTTGACGTTCAGAAGCCAACTGACTTTTCTTGGGCTGTTGAGCGTTTGATGCTTGGCGGCGGGGTAGGTTTCTCTTGTGATAAGCCTGAGCGACTTGGTGTTGTCCGTTCTGCGTGGGTTTCACATCAGGATGCAAACGACTCTGACTTTATCGTTCCTGATACTCGTGAGGGTTGGGGTAATCTTATTCGCAAGGTGTTTGAGTGCTACCTTGGTGGCGACGACGACCCGCAGTACATGAGTTATGCCACGCATCTTATTCGTCCTGCCGGTGTACCAATCAAGACCTTCGGTGGCACTGCTTCAGGCCCTGACATCCTCATCTCTGGTGTGGAGAAGATTTGTACTGTTCTTGACGGTGCGGTTGGTCGCACGATGACTTCAGTTGAAGTTCTTGATTGCATGAACATTATTGGCTCTATAGTTGTTGCGGGTAACGTTCGTCGTAGTGCCGAGATTGCAGTTGGTCGTATTGACGACGAAGATTACTTGATGGCTAAGCGTTGGGACTTGGGTGACATTCCTATTGAGCGTGCCATGTCGAACAACACTGTTTTTGTCTCTCCTGAGCAGATGAAGGATATGCCTGAACTAATCTGGGAAGGGTACAAGGGTAACGGTGAGCCTTATGGTTTCTTTAACCTTGAGGCTTCACGCCAGTTTGGGCGTATGGGTGAAGAGCGGCCTGATCCGTCTATTGTCGGCGTTAATCCATGTGCCGAAATCCCGTTGGCTAACCGTGAGTCTTGCAACTTGTCTGAGATTTTCTTGCCTATGATTGACTCTCCTGAAGAGTTGAAGGATGTTGCACATCTACTGTATAAGGTACAGAAGGCCACTGCGGCTCTGTCATACCTTGACCCTGCATCGGACAAGATCACTTCACAGAACATGCGTCTTGGTCTTGGCGTCACTGGTGTTACTCAGGCTATGGACAAGATTGACTGGCTTGATGAAACCTATGTTTCGTTGCGTGCTTTAGATGCCGAGTGGTCAGCAGAGCGTGGATGGCCTGAGTCTGTTCGTCTTACCACGATTAAGCCTTCAGGCACTTTGAGCCTTCTTCCGGGTGTTACTCCCGGCGTTCACCCCGGCTTCAGCCAGTACTTCGTGAAGCGTATGCGTATGGCTTCGGGTGATGTGCTGGTGAACTACTGCCGGTCAAAGGGCTTCTATGTTGAGCCTCTTCGCAACTTCGACGGCTCTGAAGATCACCGTACTGTGGTTGTTGAGTTCCCCTGTGCGTTTCCCGATGGTACGATTGAGGCTAAGGACATGACTGCGATTGAGCAGATGGACCTTGTTCGTCGCTTGCAGAAGGTTTGGGCCGACAACGCCATTTCTGTGACGGTCTACTACAAGAGCGAAGAGTTGGACGGTATTCGTGAGTACCTTGCTGAGCACTGGCATGAGATGAAGTCTGTATCATTCCTCTTGCACAGCGAGCACGGATTCGATCAGGCTCCTATGGGTGAGTTGACAAAGGATGAGTACGAGCACGTGCTCAGCACTACATCACCACTCGGTGATAAGTTGACTGGCTCAACGATGATGTCAGACGATGAGTTTGACGCCGAATGCGCCACAGGTGCGTGTCCAATCCGATAGTGCTGAAAGTACTACTTGCTTATTTATTTCGACGCAGGTAGTATATCTGTATGATTGGAGTAACACAGCAATTCCCACCGTTCGGCATGGTTGGTGTCGATAGTAACAACGAATTTGTCGATATCACGCTTGATGACTTCGACGGCATGTGGAAGGTATTTTATTTCTACCCGAAAGATTTTACCTTTATTTGTCCTACAGAGATTCAACAAATGGATCGTCTTGTAGATGATGATGTTGCAGTTGTTGGGTTCAGTGGAGACAACGAATATTGCAAGTTGAACTGGAAACAGTCCAACGATTTGATTGGCGATATTTCACACACTCTTGGTGCCGACACTGGCCTGTACTTAGTTCGGACATTAGGCATTGAGGACGACATCGAAGGCGTCGCTTTGCGTGCCACGTACATTGTTGACGACTTTAACGTTATCCGGTCTGTCACTGTGAACGACTTAGACACTGGTCGGAATGTGGATGAGACTATCAGAACTTTGAATGCTTTACGGGCAGGTGGGCTGACTGGTTGTTCGTGGAATCCGGGTGACTCATTCGTAGGGTAGGACGGTATTATAATTTCTAAAGTTGCAATCTGGCGAAAGTTTGGGGTGTAAATTAATACTTGTACCGGCAAGTAGGCTAACCCCGAAGGAGGAGATTGTGGATATCGGTTAAAGTGCCGGTAGCCGATAGGCAATCAAATTATCTAGGCGGGGTCTGGTCGCTTGAACCGGACCCCGCTTATTGTTTAAGATAATAGTATGTCTAGTCTCGGGGAACTAAAGCAAAGTAAAGTTTATATTGATCTAGCGTATCTTGCTGACTTGGTTGAAACTCATGGCATTTCTACGACGACTCCACTAACCGATGACGGTGAAGTGTCTCTTTCTTTTGCACTTGCATCGCTTTGTGGTTATAAAGGCTACCCCGAAGTAGACGACTTTTTTTATTTTGTGGATAATGTTCCCGCTTTGTATCGCCCGCAGTTTATTCGCTGTTGGGAGGCGATTGAGTTAGAGGTTGAACAGGACATTGTTTCTTGGTCAGAAAAAGTAGGTACTGCTGAGACTGTTCGTAGACTACGGACGCTTTCAAAAGAAATTGAGTTATCTTAACGTCCACTTGACACCAGCCTCGCTTTGTATTACGATAGACTCATGAACCACCATGAGCGATGGAAGAAACATTATACTGCTTTGGTACAGTACCAGAATCGGTACGGTGATGCAATGCCACCCAGCGGTCACACTGAGTTCTTGCCAAGTGGAGAAGAAATCAACTTGGGTAACTGGGTTAGTTACATGAGGACACGGTATAAGCAGAATGCGTTGCCAGATGACCGTGTTAGATTGCTGGAGTCGCTGCCCACGTGGGAGTGGGGTCCTGTGCGGCCCGGACCAAAGTCAAAGAATGAAGTAACTGAACGTAACGACAGTATTGTTGAGAGCCACAAGGCTGGTATGTCTTTGTCGGTAATTGCAAGGCGTTATGGTTTATCTAGACAGAGAGTACATCAAATCGTAAAGGAGAGTTATGTCTAGTCCACAGAATCCCCAAGATTGGGAAACTATTTTGAGTAAACTTACTGAGGAAAAAGAAAGCAAGCAGTCTGTTGTAGGATCATTTACGGGCGGTATTTTTGCGTTTGCTGCGTTCAACGCTTTGAGTGCGTTGGCTGTGATGCTGCTTAACTCTACAATTAATCGTGCTTGGGAAGACTTTGAGTTGTTGCGTCCGGGTATCGGCTACGCTGATGCTTTCTCGCTTACTGGTCTTATTTGGCTTCTTTACTTTTTGAAGGTGGGAGTTTCTATGGCTTTTGGGAGGTCTAATGTCGGTAATTAATTATGTGGCACCTGCCGGTACGTGGGATGCCTCTGCTAGACTTTATGTAGATAATATATTTCGCACCAGTGTTTCTGAAACTGTTGGCGACTGGAACTACGAGATTCGTCAGCACTTGGATGGCATGATCGACTCTTACTTTGGTGTGGAAGACGCCTCTCCTGCTCCTCATGAATGGGAATTGCTGGGTAGGTTGTCGATTGAAGCCAGCGGGCTTTTGAATCCAGACGAAACTACAATCACATTGTGCAACAAGCAACGGGATTACGGCCCTAATAACATCGCACGCTTTGGACAGTCTGGATTGCTTCTTCGCCTCCACGATAAGGTAGCCCGACTGGAGAACCTTATCTCAAATGGTAGAGAGGCACAAAATGAATCTTTGCACGACACATATCTGGATATTGTCGGTTATTCTGCGATTGGTATAATGTTGCTAGATGGGAGTTTCTTCTATCCCATGGCATCTTTCGATTAAGGAGTGACCTGTAGATACTGTCAAGGTACGGTATCATATACATGGAGCAGATGTTATCTAGGAGGAATCATGCCAGAACCGATTGATGTTGATGACGTAGAACTTGACGACGAGGATGCATCTGCTAGGCGTCCGGGTCTTCTTACTCGTGCTCGGCGTGCGTTGGCAAGAGGTCTACGTCGGGGCGCTAATCGCTTACGCCGTGGACGTAACCGTTCGTAATTTTACTTTTTTGGGGTGACGTGATGGCGCTCATTACAGTTTCAGATATAACCACATACATGGATATTAGCCTTACGAACGTGCAGGAAGATGCTGCACAGTTTGTCATTGATGGGCTGCAAGCAGAACTTGAAGCGTATTTGCGTCGTCCAGTTGAACAGACTGAGTTTACGGAAACGTATCGTGTACCAGATGTAGGCCGTGGCATTGTTAATCAGCAATATTACTACAACTATACCACCGATCCCTCCACGAGTCTTACCTCTCCGGGAATCATTTACACTCCTATGTATACGTTATATTTGGAGAACAGTCCTGTAGTTTCTGTTTCTTCCGTGAGCATTACTCCGGCTTCGGCATCTGCCACTGCTACTGCTCAGGTAGCGGAACGTGATTACATCACTCGTGATTTTGGTATTGAACTTTTTAATGCTTATGCGAATGATCGAATTACTATTACGTATACGGCTGGACTTGACGGTGCAAATATTAAGGCTTTCAAGATTTTGATGTTGCGTGCGGCTACTCGTGAGATGCAGAACATGCATGACGACGTGGTTGGTTTGAAAGAGTTGGATACCCGTAACGTTGCTCCTTTGGATACTGGTTTTTCTGAGCGAGAGTTACAAAGCATTAAGAGGTATCGTAGAGTAAGGGTGGCCTGATATGGGTGTTCAGGTTAGAATTACAGACGTTGATTTAAGTAAAGTTCGCAGACGTTTTGCGGTAATGACTCGCCGCTCACAGAACTTTAAACCTGTTTTCCGTTGGGTGCTGCAAGAGTTGCAGAAGGCACACCGTGATAACTTCAGAACACAGGGTTCGTCTTCTGGTTTTCCTTGGCAACCGCTTGATCCACAGTATGCCTCTTGGAAGTTGGAGAATTACGGGGCTAAAGGTATCCTTGCTAGAACTGGTGATTTGCAAAACAGTTTGACTATGAACAGTGGCCGGGGAGCAGTACGTGACATGGGGTTGCGGACTGCTGAGTTTGGTACCCGTATTCCTTATGCTAAGTTTCATCAGAGTGGTACATCCAACATGGCTCAGCGTAAGCCTGTATTTTATCCGCCTTTGATGGCGAACAGGACTGCTAGAGTGGTTGGCGAATATATTGTTCACGGTTCAGTTGGCGTTCGCTATTCGGATGCTATGAAAGGGTTTTTGATCTAAAATGATGTCAGGACCTAGATTAGCAAAAAATTATGTTTCTAACTATCTCTCAAACGACTTACCTTCTAGGTTGGTAACGTACCGCAACCATTGGGGATTGAGTCAGAGTCAGTTACCTGATCCTGTACGCTATTTGAGTTATGAGCCGTTTGCTTTAGACAGGTGGCCCACGATTATCACACTTGTGATCAACACTCGTTCTGTTACTCGTGACGGCTACGAATCTGATGCCGATCCGAACTATCGGGTTGCTTATGAGATGCGGACTTATGTGTGGGCACGTGCAAATGGTGCCGAGACTGTCACTGAGCAGCGAGACAATCTTACAACCGTTGTCCGAGAGGCGCTTATGGATGGCCCGTCTTTGTCGGCTCACGATTCTAGTGTGCCGTGTTACCCAAAGATTGATGAAGGAACAATCCGAGAAGAATTTTCTGATTTAACTTTGATTAAGGGTGAGCGGTTGCTTGCTGGAGCATACATTGCGTATGATCTTGCACTCAATGAGATTATTGATGTGGACGCTCTGGGCGTCATGCAGGACGGTCAGCCTACAATCTCTAAGATTGCGATTACTCCAAATTCCCCGACTAACGTAATTGCAGTTAGTGGTAACTCCCAAGTTACTTTGACATGGGATACCTCAACTTGGAACGGGGGCGTCCATCCTATTACTGGGTATGCTATTCAGCAGTCTACGGATGGGGGAACCACGTGGACTTCTACTATTTCTGATACAGGTTCAGTCGATCCGTTGTATATTGCTACGGGTCTAAATAATGGTACGGCCTACAAATTTAGGGTTGCTGCTCTGAATAAGGCGGGATCAAGCGACTATTCGTCGGCTTCTGTTTCAGTGACACCTGCGGCTAGTTGATCGGGACATATTCAAGTAATAGTATAGTTCCGGTGACTTCTAGACGTTTGGTGGTAATATAATAGTTGATAGAGCAGACGCTTTGCGTTTTGCCCGCAGGGCAGACAATACTGGTATTGTAATCTAATGAATATGGAGGCTAAACATGCCGGGAGTTAATATTACAACCGCAGTGCGCACTGGTCCTGTGGGTACTGGCGACATTGTATCAGGTCAGGTGTTTATGGTTGGTGAGACCGAGCGTGGTCCTTTGGACGAGCCTACGCTTCTTAGGTCTTTCAGCGATTTCACCACCTACTACGGAAACTATAAATCAGGAAACCTTTACTCGCACGTAAAGACATTCTTTGATGAGGGCGGAAGCCGTTGTCAGGTAATGCGAGTCCTTGGTTCTAACAGCGCAGCAGGCTCAATTTCGCTTGTTGACTCTGCGGGTTCGGCTACGATGACCATCACCGCTAAGAACGCTGGTGATTGGGCAGGCAACCTTGATGTTGATGTTGTTGAGGCCGACAGTTCTGGTTTCCGAATTGAAATTTATCTAGACGACGCTCTCTTGCTTCGGACTCGTGACCTTACATCCACCACGGATGCAATCAACGTTCTGAATGCTTCAGAAGTCAACCACCTTATTACGGCGGCTGATTCTGGTACGAGCAACGATCCTGATCCTACCGAGAATACCAAGACTGCCCTTAGTGGTGGCGATGATGGTGATGCGATTGCGGCGGCAGACATTGTTTCCGCTATGGACAATGTTAGCATTAACCTTGGTCCGGGTGCGATTTGCGCTCCGGGTCAGACCGGCACAACGATTTGGGAAGGTCTGCGTGATCACGCTAAGGATAATAAGCGTATCGCCCTCCTTGGCTTTGCTTCCGGTGATAGTGCGGCTACGGCAAAGACTTCGGCTGCGTCTTACTATGCTGATGCCAATGCTAAGAGCATGGCTTTCTACTGGCCGCATGTCAAGGTTCCTGCTCCGAACGTTTCAGAGTTGGCTACTGGCGAATCAACGATTCAGGGTAGCACAGTAACGATTTCTCCTGAGGCTTATGCTGCGGCGGCTCGTGCTCGTGCAGTTCAAGCGGCGGGTGGCCCATGGCGTGCAGGTGCTGGTCTTATTTCAGCGGCCAGCACCGTTACGGCTTTGGCTCAGGATGTCACTCCTGCGACCGGTGATGCGCTTGATGCGGCTCGCATCAACGCTTTGCGCAAGGTTGGTAACTCCATTCGTGTGTACGGTGCACGTTCAGCGTCTAACGATGAGGCCAACTGGCGTTACATTACTCAGCAGGATACCCTGAACTATATTATTGATGGAGTGGAGAACCGCATGGAGCGCTTCGTCTTCTCAACCATTGACGGCAGAGGTGGACTGTTTGGTCGAATCAGAGGCTCAATTAAGGGCTTCCTTGATCCGATTCGTGTTGCTGGTGGCTTGTTTGAAGCCTACGACGATGACGGTGTTCTTATTGATCCCGGCTACAACGTTGTGGTTAACTCAAACATTAACCCCGCAACCCAGTTGGCAACCGGTGTTGTCAAGGCTCAGGTCGGCGTGCGAGTTTCAGGCGTTGCTGATTTGATTGATATTGTTATCACCAAGAGCAACTTGTCGGCTCCCATTATCTAAGGAGAATATAAATGGCTAAGGCAACTCAGAGACAGATTGTAGCAGAAATTGTAGCACGGAACGACGTGGGTCATGGTACTGGCCCTAACTGGGACGACTACTTTGCTACCGTCAGCGGTGGTGAGATTAGTGCCGCAGTTGAGAAAGTATACGATGGTAACAGCACGTTCCCTGAGGTACTTTGTGCTCCTGCTGAAATTGGCGACATTACGATCAGTCGATTCTTCGATCCTGATAATGATATCCCCAAACTTGCACAAATCCGTCCGCTTGTTGGCATGACCTACTACGACCTTACTATCGTGACTCTTAACTGTGAGTTGCGTGAGGTTGGTTCAGAGCGTGTTTATCCGAAGGTGCTTCTCGTTGGCTTGACTGAGCCTGACGGTGACGCTTCATCGGGTGCTCCTGCTTCTTTCTCACTGACATTTGCGGTGAGTCAGGTCAGCCCTGCTGCGTGATCTAAATAACTAAAACTTATAGGAAGGGCGCTACGTGGGTAGCGCCTTTTCTTATTTATGGGGTACTACTTGCGGTTCTTCTCACAATGTTATAATCTAAAAATATCTATTGTCTACATGAGGTAAATCATGAGTATTCCAACAGTTAGTAGTCGGGTGAATGTTAAGGACCTTCATCCGAAGTTTAGGGCACGCCTAGAGGCTTTCTTTGCTGATCCACGCATTAAGGGCAATGTTTCTGTTGTGTCTGGGGTTCGTACCTATCAGCAGCAGAAGTACCTGTATGATGGTTATAAGAGCCGTAAGCCCGGATTCAATCTGGCGGCTAACCCTGATCGTATCAATCGGGCGGGCTTTCAAGGGTCGTACCATATGAGCCAGCCGAAGTTTGACGGCTATGGTTATGCGGTTGACTTCCGTATCATTAAGAAAGGCGCTATCTCTACCACGCAAGTGAACCGGATTGCTGAAGAATACGGTATCCGCAAGACTGTGGCTTCAGAGTGGTGGCATCATCAGCCGTGCCGTGTTAGCGGTTCTAAGATGGAGTGGTTCCCTGTTAAGGGTGACATCAAGGTTCCTAAGGCGGCTTCTGTTAAGTCTGAGCAGGCTAAGGCTTTTGAGTTTATCGCTGCTTGTTTGCAGACTGTGGTGCGTAAGGGCGACAAGGGTCCAGTTGTTGAGTTCCTTCAGAAGATGCTTGACAAGAACGGTTACAAGTTGACTTCTCGTCCTCGTAAGAACTCTGGCGTTGACGGTGACTTTGGTCCGAAGACTTTGCGTGCTGTGAAGCAGTTCCAGCGGGACGAGGGTCTTGCTGCTGATGGTGTTGTTGGTCCGAAGACGTGGAAGGCGCTTGTTGACTAATTTTTTCCGATTAGTTGACAGCCCCCCACAGAAATGACTATCATACCTAGTATGGATACTGATAACGAAATCATTGAAGTGGCCGGTGCAGACAATGCTGCTGCTCCGCCCGAAAAGAAGAAGTCAACGAAACTGACAGTGTTGGATCAGTTGAAGGAAGAAATTTCTAAGGAAGTTACTCGTCCTGAGATTGAGATGCCTGTTCCTGAGCGTAAGGGTGTTACTGTTCGGTTCTCTCCGAATATCACTAACGAGCAGTTGAAGGCGTGGCGGCGTAACTCCACGAACCGTAAGACTGACGAGTTGGATTCAATCAAGTTCTCCTGCTATGTTGTGGGTCAGACTGTCACTGGTATTTATTACAATGATGATCTGGTGCTTGATGACAATGGTAATATCGTTACGTTTGCTTCTCCGATTATGATGGAGATGACTGGTACAGATCGTCCGCTCCCTGATGCTATTCGTGCGTTCTATGGGGTTGATCCGCATCTTGAGTCTGTCGCTTTGAAGATTCTTGATTACGCTGGTTACGGTGACGATGTGGACGCTGAGGACCCTACGAAGGGCTAGTAGACGAACTAGCCCAAGATGTTAGGATTCGTTCCGCAGCGAGACTTGCGGAGGCGTTTCATTGTGACCCCATCCAATTGTTAAACGTTGATTATGATGAGTGGTTAATTAGGTTGGCTGCTGCTAAAGCGTTGGCTCACGATCATGCTGAGCGAGATAGACAACGTAGAGGTGCACAAGGTGGCTACTGAGAGCCGGGAATTTCTGTAGAATAACTCTATAGGGATTCCCGGTTTTCTTTGTTTTAGGGGCGAATATGGCTGTCGAAGAAAAAGTTGTAATTAAGGTTGAGGTTGATGCTGATATTAGCAATGACCTTGTTGGAATTGAACGTCGTCTTAAGTCTCTAGAAGACCGTTCTCGTGCGTTCAATCGGCAGACCCGTGACATGGATCGAAGTGTTGATCGGGTTACTCGCCGGTTCGACAAGATGAGTCGTGCCCTTAAAGGCATTACGGGAATGTTCGGCAAGTTGATCACCACGCTGGGCAAGTTTAGTTTTATTGCTTTAGCAGGCCAGATCGGTTTGTTTACAGCAGGACTTCTGGCTGCTAAGGCGGCGCTTGTTACTGGCCGTGCGGCTGTTTCTGCGTATCAGGCTTCTTTACGTGGTTTGTCGGTTGTCGCAGCAGGTGTTGCTACTTCTCTGGCTGTGGCTGCGGCGGCGATGCGTGAGTTCCAAGAAGCGCAACTTAGCCCGTTCCTAGGCGGCGGTCAATCTGGTCGGTCTCGGGCTTCAACTCTGAACCGCAGTATCAGCGCCCGCATGACCGGCCTTTTGGGTAGCGAAGCATCTACTGCTATCACTGGATCATTTGCTAAGGCAGGTGTACGTGGTAGTCAGGCTAACGCTTTGGCTCGTCAGTTGTTTAATATCACTGGCGGTGACGCTAAGGCTGCTCAGTCTTTGGCGGCTGCTTTCGCTACGGGTGATTTCACTAAGGCTCGTACTGCGGTTAGCGGTGCGGCTGGTTTCCGAAGCGGGTCTCTCGGTGGCGTGACGACGATGGGTGGCTTGATGAGTACTGTCGCTGGTGGCGGTGCTACTACGGGGGCGTTCTCTGGCGTTGCTGAAACGATGGCGAACACTATGATCGGAACTCTTAAGACAGAGTTTGCTGGTCTTAAAGGTATTTTTGCGGATATTGGTGAGCCGTTGCTAGGCCCGTTCCGTGATGCTTTCTTGCAAATTTCTCGCATTCTGCGTGAAGATATTATTGCTATGACTGGTGCTCTTCAGAAGTTTGGTGCCGAGTCCTTTGCTCCCACGCTGGTTAATGTCGTTGATAAGATCAGCGAGTTTGTCCGCTCTAATATCATCAACAACATGGGCCGTGTTGAAGAAATGGGCCAGTCGTTTGTTATCTTCTTCAAGGGTGTGCGTGATTTCTTCCAAGCGATTGGTGACTACTTGGGACGTTTAGAGCCTGCTGCTAATGTTGTCATTGATATGTTTAAGGCTATGGGTGCGGCGGCTGGTGGCCGTGGGTTGTTCCAGCAGTTCAATACTTTGATTACTGAGAATGCCGATGCGTTTGTTCAGTTTGGTACTTCGATTGGTAATGTTTTCGGGGCCTTGTTTGATCAGTTGGCTAACGGTCAGATGGGCTTCTTCAATAAGTTGCCGTTGTTGTCTGAGATTTTGGATACGATGGCGTCAGATGTTATTCCTGCTTTGTTTAATGTTTTCAATAAGTTTGCGCCTTTGATGGAGCGTTTGCCCGGAGCGTTGGAAGGGTTGGCTACTGTTCTAAACATGTTGGCTCCGATTGTTGAGACACTTGTTGCTGTTGTTTCAACGTTGATAGGTGCGATGGGTGCCATTACTGGCGGTAGTGGTATTGGCGATTTACTGGGCATGGCTCTTCTGTATGGTGGTGCTAGGAGGCTGGGCGTCTTCGGTAGAGGTGCTAGGGCTGGCGCTAGGGCTGCTGGCATGGGCGGTAGGGCCGCTACGGCGGGTGCAAGTATGCGAGGTAGTGCAGGATTGATAAGCCGTCAGGTAACTGCATACCGAGGAGCACGTGTGGGCGGAGCGACAGTTAGCGGTGGATTTTCTGCTATGTCTACTAGCGCACAGCGTGCCGGAGCATTTGGTAAGTTTAGTAAGTTTGGCAAGTTCGCCAAATTCGGAAAGGTTTTAGGGCCTCTTGGCCTTGGCTTGGGCGCATTAGATATGGGCATGACTGCGATGAATGCTTATGACACTGGTGAGTTTACCGGCGCTGGTATGTTGAGCGGGGGTCTGACGGGTGCGACTATCGGCAGCATGATTCTTCCCGGCGTAGGTACGGTTGTTGGCGCTATTGTTGGTACTGGTATTGGCGCTGTGACTGAAGGGGTTGCGGCGTTTTTGGGCAATAATAAAAAGAAGGACCAGAGTAAAAAGGTAGCAGCACAGTTGTTGGACGCATCCGCAAACATGAACATTGTGGGTATGGGCACGGACACATTCAGTCAGCAAAAAAACATTTTAGACCTATTCATGGCAGCACGCAGTGCAGGTATGGACGACGACGGGCGGTTCACTGAAGGCGATACCCGACAATTCAACGATTTCCTGTTGGCCATGGGTATTGATCCGGGAAGCGTTCACCGAGATGAAATGTTTAAGAAACTAGCGAACGGTACTTTTGCTCAGGATATGGAGAAAGGACTTATCAATGCTGTAGACTTTATGGAGCGCCAAGTTAATAATATTGCTACAGCGCTAGGTATGGGTGCTGAACAGGTTATGGCGTCTTTAGAAGCACTTGGTATTGATCCCATGTCTGACTTTAATGATACGGCAGCGTCTGGCTTGATTGCCCTCCTAAACAGTCCTGTCATTGATCGTAGTCGTTTGGTTCTTCCTGATTTCAGTACTTCGCAGGCAGGTGTCGCTAACAGGTTTAATAGTGCGTCTGATATGTTGAATACTTTAATTGGTGAAACCAATGAGGGCATCTTTGATGATGCTACAATTTCGGATTTTGTGGATAGGTTTGCTGCTGCGGAAATTGCTGGAGGTATGTCCGCAGATGTTGCAGGTTTGAGTGGTCTGAAAGAGATTCGTGAAAAGGTTAGTTCTGGTGAACTTGATCCAAGCGTGCTGTCTAAGTTTGGTATTCGTGATCAGGAAATGTTTATCTTTAACCAGTTGGAGCAGCAGTATGGTTTGGGTGAGGGCGGCGCTGAGCGCCTGTATCAGTCGTATAGCGACGGTGGTTTCAGTATTGGGCGTGTGAGCGGCGAAATTCAGAACATTTCTGATGAGCGTGAGCGTTTGCGTGGCGGTCTTATTGGCGGCGACATCGGCGCTTTCGCTCAGGTAGCGGGTCCCGAAGCGTTCCAGCAGTTTATTGCTGGTGTAGCCGGAGAGCAAGCGATGGGCGCTGGCGGCATGTTCGGCCAGCAAGGCGTTTTGAACGCAGGCAGGTTGCTGGCTATGGGGAGCGCAGGGAATTACGAAGGTGTCGGAAAACTGCTAGACGAAAACTATGCGGGTGGCGCTCAGCAGGCGACGATTGATTTCATGGTTCAGAGTGGCGATTTGCAGGGCGCTCAGATTGGCATTTTGGAGATGATCGCTGACAATACCGGCAAGGAAGCGAAGTTCAATATCACTGGCGAAGTGTCAGAGACTGGATTGACACACAGGCAGATTATGTTTACGATTGAGACAACTGGTGACGAGTGAGACAATGAATAAAGTTACTTTATTTTTGGAGAAGGTGTAATGCCCACTATAGTTAAATCATTTACATCAACAAACGGCACAATTGTAAACCCTAATGGGTTCAGGTCTGCTGTTCCCCCACGGGCAAAGTTGACTACGGTTCCGCTGGACGACAACATTCAGATTATTTTCCCGTTTGGTCCGCAAAATATCAAGCATGACAAGTTGGCTGGTAATACTGTTGAGATTGCTCGTCCGGGCAAGAAACCTATTTTGTTTTTGGAGAATCCTAATCTTCGATCAGTTTCTTTTCAGGCTGTTCTTGCAGACAAAAGTAGTGGTGGTGCTCGCCCGATCACGGACCTTTTGGAACAGTTAGAAACCGTTGCGGCTAATGCTTACCCGTGCAACTTTACTTACGGTTTGACTTCTTTGGCTTATAACGTGGTTGTTACTCAGTTTAGTTATGATGTGTCGTATCGTAATAATGCTGGTGAGCCGTTGCGGGCGCAGGTTAGTCTTCAGTTGACTGAGACTCCTGTGTTTACGCAGGAGATTCAGGAGTTGAAGGCTGTGACTAAGGCGGCTGAGCCTCCTAAGCGCACCTATACTAAGGGTCCTGCTCAGAACACCTCCAAAACTGAGGAAGACGACAATAAGTCAAGGGCAACACCGAATTCTCAAGATATCCCCCCTAACAATATTACAAATACTGCTCGTGCCGCTGAGATCGAACGGCGGGTTACGCTTCAACAGCGAATTGATAGGACCGGAGCATTGTTAAGAGCGCAACTCGGAATTGTTTTTTAAGTGAGTTGATGCTATGAGTTATCTAGTTGAATCTATCACTGTAGGTGAAGTTGGTGAAAAAAACGTTGAAATTCGTGATTCGGTCACTGACTTAACGTTTGCTTTGAGTGCTTCGTCTGTAAGTGAAATCAAAGTGACTGTTCACGACCCCGGTTTCAAGATGCACAACAGTAACTACTTTATGATTGGCCGTAGAGTGGTTTACGATAAAGTTGCATACGAAATTTCTGCCGTGGAGGTTAAGCATGGTCGCCGTGATTCCTGCGTGTTCACTGCACGTTTGGAAGCAACCCAGAAACTTCGTAGAGAAAAAGGACAGCAAAACTTCGGCGCTATTTCACCGACGACGTTTGCTTCAGGTGCAGCACAACGAGTTGGGCTAAAGTTCTTTGGGGAGAGTTCTCCGGTAGACGGCCAAATTTTGAGAGAGTCAACCGACAACAAAGACGAGTCCACGATGGACGTTTTGCAGCGTTTGTGTCGTGACCTTGACTTTATGTGTTTTGAAGCGAAAGGTATCCTGTTTTTTGCTTCGCAAGATTTTATCATGGAAAATCAGGCTTCTTTGAACATCAACGTCCCATCGAAAGAAACCGATCCGTTCTTTGCTTCTTCTTTGAGTGCCCGCCGCACAACAGATGGTAGGTCTGCGGCTACTATGAATGCGCAACTTATCAAAAACGAGTCGTCTTTGTCGATCTATCCGGGTGCCGTTGTAAATATCACAGGACTGGATCATTTCACTAAGTTTATGGTTGATAAAGTGAACTATAATGGGTCCCCGTCTGCTTTGGTCGCTATTTCTGGTTCTTCACCTGAAGATGACGGCGAGGCCGCTTGCGCACTTCAGTCTTTCACGCAAGGTGCTAGGGGCGACTGTGTGAAGCGTATTCAGCAGGCTATCGGCACGACGGCTGACGGTATTTGGGGACCAATCACTCAGCGTTTCGTGTTGTCGTTCCAGAAAGCCAACAATCTACCTGCCGATGGCGTGTGGAATGCTGACGACTGGGCTGAGATTAAGACAGATGATTATGTCAGAGGTTCTTCAGGGTTCGTGGCTACGATCACCACGACGACGCCGACTGTTCAGATTTCAGATATCTTCTGGGCTGATAAGGTGGTTAATGGTTCTAAGGGTTGGGAGTATGTTCGTGCGAATAAGAGACTGCCTTTGCCGTATCCATGGAACTACGGTAACTTTAAAGCAGACGGATACGCTGGTGTTAACTATATGATGACTCAGTGGCTTAGGTACCTGAACAATTATATTCCTCCGAGGGAGTACGCTGAGGAAGTAGCAAAGGTTCGTAACCCCGGTGTAACGCCCGGAGCAGGACAGCCATGGTAGACGGAGGTAATTATGTCTCGTAGAACAAGTAGAAACAACTCTTACACTAGTGGTATCAGCCCGTCTGGGTTCTATATTGCTGACGTGGTTGCTGTGGATGGCGGCTATGTTTCGGTGAAGGTCCCACGTCTAGGTTTAAACAACATTTATGAGAACGTTCCTTTTACCGGTTTTACTCCTTCTGTGGGTGACCGTATTTGGGTTTCTTTCGTAGAAGGCAAGGCTTCTCATCTGTTGGGCTTTGTTGGTGCTGGTGATACGGGAACCGATATTACGGAGATTATTGCCGGTCTTGGTTTGAGCGGTGGCGGCAGCAGTGGTTCGATAACTGTTGATTTTGAGCCAAGTGAACTAACCACCGCCACTTTAGCATACGAAGATA